ATCGCGTAGCACGCTCTAAGGACGCATACAACATTCCCAATTGGGCATTCCTACAGGCTGACGCCGTAGGCTATGAACGTGCTCTAACAGAAGTTATTAGCTTACTCACGGGTGAGCGAAGCACCGAGCAAGGTGCTGAGGCCATCCCTACGGTCATAGAGATTCCTAAGAAACGTAGAGGACGCCCTCCGAAGTCGGGCCTACTGGATAACGCATAAAAGTATAACAAAAAATATTTTATTTATTTTTGTTATAAAAGTCTCCAAAAAGGAGTAAATATAAGCGAAGAGCAAACGTAGTGAATATCGAAGATATGTTATTCGTTGTTCGTTGCGAGATTGAGCTTATTAGTATATACAGAATATTCCAGAGTAACTCAGCGGTAGAGTAGTTGGCTGTTAACCAATTGGTCGTAGGTTCGATCCCTACCTCTGGAGCCATACATATAATTAAGGATATAGATGTCAGACCCGACAATCTTCAATGGTAATCAACCCACAGGTACACCGCCTGTTAATCCAGCAGCCACTCAGTCGGACGATCCCAACGCTACCCTGCTTGAGATGATCTTGAATGAGCAAGGTCAGAAGAAGTACAATACTGTTCAAGACGCCCTGAAAGGCGCAGCACATGCCCAAGCATATATTGCAAATCTTAAGCAAGAATTGGCTGATGCCAAACGACTTGCAGATGAGGCAGTGAGTGCTAAAGCGGCTAAGGATGAACTTGAGCGTACTGTACAAGACCTTCTGAACCGTCAGTCTAGCAATAGCCCTGCGTCAACAACGCTTCCAGCTACGCTTGATCCTGACAAGATTGCTGAGCTAGTAGAACAAACTCTCTCCCGTAAGAGCATTGCAGAACAGGCTAAAGCCAACCAAGGCGCTGTTGTTGCAAAGCTCACTGAAGTCTTCGGCGCTGAAGCTGAAGCCAAGTATAAGGAAGCGGCAGCAGAGTTGGGACTTAGTACGCAAGCCTTGGATGAAATGGCAGCTAAGAGTCCTAAAGCAGTTTTGAAAGCCCTTGGTGTAGCGGACAAGGTTGTTACTCAAACTCCTTCTTTCGCTCCTCCACAGTCGGCTGTCAATACGGCTGGCTTTCAGCCTCATCAAGACTCCCTCGTGAAACGAAACTCTAATACTGTCGCCATTGGCGCAACCACTGAAGATTTGAACGCAGAGGCCCAAAGGGCACGTCAGATGGTTGAAGAATTGCATAAACAAGGCGCGTCAGTTGCTGATCTTTCTGATCCGAAGGTGTACTTTAAAATCTTCAAGTAAGGAAATAATAAATGAGTCAGAATCGTTTTAATTCGACTCCGTTCATTGAAGCAGAGCAATACTCGGCATTTATTCTTCGCAACCTCCATGATGGTTTGCTTCCGGGTTCGTTCTTCCGAAATGTTACGGATTTCGGTGCAGGTAATACGCTGCACATCAAGACTGTTGGTACCGTTACGATTCAAGATGGTGCCGAAGAAGTTCCGTTCGATTACACTCCGATTGAATCGGGTGAAGTGACGCTGACGATTACCGACTATCTAGGTGATGCATGGTATGTCACGGATGAACTGAAGGAAGATGGCGCTCAAGTTGAAGCTCTGATGGCTGCTCGTTCGCAAGAATCGACGCGTGCTATTCAGGAAGTGTTTGAAACGCGTTTCCTGTCGAAGGCTCAAAGCTCGCAGACGAACACGGACCCGAACACGGTTAATGGCTTCCCCCATCGTATTTCTTCGTCTGCTACGAACAACATCATCCAGCTTTCGCATCTTATCCGTATGAAGCTTGCTTTCGATAAGGCGAATGTTCCGATGGCTGGTCGTGTTGCAATCGTTGATCCGGTTGTGGCTGCTACGCTTGACGGTCTCGTTACGATTACGTCGAACGCTACGCCGTTTGCTGAAAACATTCTCAAGAACGGTTTCGATCGTGAACACACGTTCCTGATGAACCTGTATGGCTGGAACATCATCACCTCGAATCGTCTTCCGAAGGGCACGTTCTCGGATGGTACGACCTCGGTTACGGGTGGTGTTGCAAACATCTTCATGTCGGTTGCTGACGACAATACTAAGCCGATCATGGCTGCATGGCGTCGTATGCCCAAGGTTGAGGGCGAGCGTAACAAGGACCTCCGTCGTGACGAATTCGTTACGTCCTGCCGTTGGGGCTTTGGTACGCAGCGTGTTGATACGCTGGGTGTTGTGATTACTTCGGCTACCAACATTAGCTAATAAGGATAAGACATGAGCTACGAAAGCAAGACTGGCCTTAACGTTTCCAACCAATATGGTACTCGCTCGACGGGTACTTCGGTTGGTACGGATTTCTCGAAGAATTCTGCCCATGAACTCTCTATCGAATTCTCGGCAGCTTCGATGCAAGATCGATTTATGCCTCCGTATGTTGTGCCGAAGGGCGCTCGTATGACCCGAGCAACGCTGAATGTGCTTGAAGCATTCACGCTGACGGGCACGACTCCTACGGTTATTTTTGGTGGTACGGCACCAGCAACGAATGGTATTACTCTCTCGGCAGCTACGCTTGGTGCTGTTGGTACTTCGGATCAGTCGGCATCGTTGACGGGTACGTGGGCTACTAACTCGGCACTTGGTACGACTGCAAGTGAGAAGGTAACGAATACCCTTGGTGGCACGACTCCGGCAATTACTCCGGGTGCTGGCAAGGCATCGCTTACTATTCATTACGTTTATAAGAATCGCCAACTCGGTTCCGTGAACTAATCTAAGAGGCTGAGACTCAAAAGGTCTCGGCCTTTTTTCTTTTGGAGAAAAGAATTATATGACTATCCAACACGCCAGCATTCCTGACGCCCAATTGCATGAGCCAAAGGGTGCAGCAGGTGCTGTTGCTAACCGGGTGTATGTGTCGAGTGGTTCAGGTTCTGGAGCATGGGTGCAAGTGGATTCTCAGACCCTCAAGGGGCTTGGTGGAGATGGTGGTGTAGTGGGTAAGAAGGTTATTACGAACGGCACTAACGGCTTTACATTGGCTTCTGATGGGGTGTTTGGTGCAATGACTATTACTGGCAACACTAATGCTTTTGCCGTAGTAGCAGCAGTTGATCCCACTTTCAACACCAATACAGACTTCGCCCTTCTGACTGGCACAGGCGCACCTTGGGCAGGGGAACAACTAAATGGTGGAATGACCTTCACAGGCAACCGTCTTACTGTCCCTGTCAATGGTATCTATCGTATTGATCTCTGGAGCGATATTACTAGCTTCCCTACCAACACAGCTAAGGTGGCTGTCAAGTATCGTATCAACGGCACTACGTTTTCTACGCGGCATCCTACGGAAAAGTCTAACAGTGCTGGAGATGCTGGTAGCATTACTGGCTTTGGTCTTATCTCGTTGAACGCTAATGACTTCATCCAGTTGATGGTTGCATCCACTGCCAATGGTGGACTGACTTTCTCAGACGTGAATACCACCCTTACTCTTGTCAAGGCAACGTAATGGCTAAACCAACTCTTCTCGAAATCGTCCAAGAAATCCTGAATGAAATGGATAGCGATGAAGTAAACAGTATTGACGATACGACTGAGAGCCAGCAAGTAGCAAATATCGTGAAAAGTTGCTACAACGAGATGATCGCTCATCGTAACTGGCCTCATACCCGGAAGCTGATGCAATTGAGTTCGTCTGTTGATCCTGCTCGTCCTACCTACTTCAGGACGCCTGAGAACGTTAAAGAGATTATCCAAATCCAATATGACAACGCTCGTCCTGACGATACACGGCTTACTATGCGTGATGTGCATTATCTCTATCCAGATGAATTTCTTGCTTACACGAATAACAAGTCTCAAACTAATGAGAATATTCAAACAGTAATAGACTTTAGCGGAATCAAGCTTTTGATTGGTAAAGATAAACCTCCACGGTATTGGACTTCTTTCGATGATGACTATATCGTTATGGACAGTTATCAGTGGTATCTGGAAGACACGCTTATGTCTTCTAAATCCTCTGTGTTGGCATACGTCAATCCTGTCTGGAGGCATCTGGATAATGCAGTACCTGATCTCCCTATAGAAGCATTCCCTGCGCTGATTGAAGAAGCCAAGAGCACGGCATTCATCACCCTTAAACAAGTAACCAACGAGAAAGCTGAAGCTAAGTCACAACGACAGCAACGTTGGCTCTCTCGTAAAGCATGGCGCACCCACGGGGGTGTTCGCTATGACAATTATGGACGTAGGAGTAAGAAATGATTTATCAAGGATTTGAAGTTCGCCCCCATCTTAATCATCCCAAGTCTTACATCATCGTGCATCAGGGGAAGGCAGGTAAAATTCCTGATGTTCTGAAAGGGATGTT